AAATCGTGCTCAACAGGAAGAAAATGCTCGCTTAAAGCAGCAGGCAGACGATGAGCGCAGAGACCTAGCTGAACAAGCTGCTGGTCGAGTTGCATCACGCAGACGCGGTGGCTCACGGATGCTGCTAGCAGATACACGCTTAAACCCAGAAACGGGTGTACAGCAAACTTTAGGTTCTAACGGGATGGGAGTTTAATCATGGGTGGAGCAGTCCAAAAAGTAGGCCAAGCTATTGGTGTTGATAAAAAGCCACAGGCCCCAGAGATGCCAATGGCAGAAGCCGCTGAAGATGTGGTTGAAAGAGCTAGTGCAATGGATGAGCAACAAGGCGCTCGTATGCGCGGTGCTCGCCGCCGTGGCCGTCAGCTCTTGTCTGATGCTCGCTTAAATACCGCTGGCAGCGAAACGCTTGGTGGCGGCAATAATCTGTAAGGAAAAATCATGCCAGATAAAGATAAGATGCAAAGCAAGGTTGCCAAGGTAATGCGCGAGTATTCCAAAGGCAAACTGAAATCCAGCGGCGGCCAAAAGGTAAAGACGCCTGAGCAGGCCAAAGCCATTGCAATGTCAGAAGGCCGCAAGGCTGGTGGATATTAATATGAAACCTGGACTTTATGCCAATATCCATAAAAAGCGTGAGCGCATTAGTGAGGGCTCTAAGGAGAAGATGCGTAAGCCCGGATCTCCTGGCGCACCTACCGACTCTGCATTTAAAAAGGCCGCTAAAACCGCAATGAAGCCTAAGAAGTCATAATGGCCATTGAAGTCAAGCGCGAGTCGCTAGATACTAAGTCGCAGCACGTATCCGTTTCTTTTGTAAATGGTGACGGTACTCAGCAATTAGCTGGCTCTGAAAGGCCATTGCCTACGCAAGACATTGGCAATATTCGCCTTGAGGAAGGTCGTTCTTTTGCGATTGGCTTTGTTAAGGATTTTGATAACCCCTTAGCGGATAACGCAAGTATTGATATTGCTATTGCTTTTGCTGCTGGCGTTACTCCAAATATCGGCATCTATGGATTATGCGCTGGCGATGCAATGGGCTATCTGTATGAGGGTTCAGTAGTAACAGGCGGCACAAGCCTGACGGCAATAAATAAAAACAGGAACTTTACCGCAGCAAGCCAGTCGGCGGCATTATTAAATCCAACAGTTACTACGCTTGGCACTCCTATTCTGACTCAGATATTAATTGGTGGAACAGGCAAAAAAGCGGGTGGTGGCTCAATCAGCGGAACAGACGTTATTTTAAAACCGCTCACTACTTACTTGTTTAGGCTTACAAACGTCAACGGCACAGCTCACGCCGCTGAGATTATATTGGAGTGGTACGAGTGAGAAAAGAGCATAAGAGCCCAAGCGGCGGTCTTACTGAGGCTGGCCGTAAATACTTTAAGCGTACTGAGGGCAGCAATCTAAAAGCTCCAGTAAAAGAAGGCACAAACCCACGGCGCGTATCGTTTGCCGCTCGGTTTGGTGGTATGGCTGGGCCGTTAACAGATGAGAATGGAAAGCCTACACGCCTAAAGCTAGCGCTGAAGAAGTGGGGATTTGGTAGCAAAGAGGCAGCTCGCAACTTTGCGAATAGACACAAAAAGGATTGATATGGCTGAGATGATGCGTTTAAAACCAGAGCAAATTTTAAAGCGCCACGAAATTGCTTTAACTAAGAAAGAAGATTTCCGCGACTTATACGATGAGGCATACGAGTTTGCTTTGCCGCAACGTAACCTGTACGATGGATATTACGATGGCAAGGTAGGCGGCGCTAAGAAGATGAACCGCGTATTTGATGCTACTGCTATCAACTCTACGCAGCGTTTTGCTAACCGCATCCAGTCAGGCATATTTCCCCCACAGCGTAGATGGTGCCGATTAGAGGCTGGCCCTGATATTCCAGAGGATCGCAAAGCAGAGGCAAACGCAGCTCTTGATATCTACACAGAAAAGCTGTTTGCGACTATTAAGCAGTCTAACTTTGATATTGCTGTCGGTGAGTTTTTGTTAGATCTGTCAGTCGGTACTGCGGTAATGATGGTGCAGCCTGGTGATGACGTATCGCCAATTAACTACATTCCCGTGCCACAGTTTTTAGTTGCGTTTGAGGAAGGCGCTAACGGCCAAGTAGATAACGTATACCGCCGTATGCGTATCAAGGGTGAGGCTATTACCCAGCAATGGAAAGACGCAGTTATCTCTTCTGATTTACAGGTTAAGATTGACAACAAACCTACAGAAGATGTAGAGCTAATCGAGGCTACTGTATTTGATCCTAAGCGTGGTGACTATTGCTATCACGTAATCCACAAAGAGTCCAAGACTGAGATTGTGTATCGCAGACTAAAGCATAGCCCTTGGGTAGTTAGTCGCTATATGAAAGTCGCTGGCGAGATTTATGGTCGTGGCCCATTAATTACAGCTCTGCCAGATATTAAGACATTGAACAAGGTAAAAGAGCTCGTACTTAAAAATGCTAGCTTGGCTATCTCAGGCGTATACACAGCGGCAGACGATGGTGTATTGAACCCAGCTACCGTTAAGATTATCCCCGGTGCAATTATCCCAGTAGCGCGTAATGGTGGCCCACAAGGCGAATCATTAAAACCGCTACCACGCGCTGGGGATTTCAACGTATCGCAGATTATTATTAATGACTTGGTGCAAAACATCAAGCGCATCTTGCTTGATGAGTCATTGCCGCCTGACAATATGTCTGCTCGCTCTGCTACAGAAGTAGTCGAGCGCATGAAGGAATTAAGCCAAAACTTAGGCTCTGCTTTTGGTCGCCTGATTAACGAGACCATGATTCCTTTGGTAAGCAAGACTTTACAGGTAATGGATGAGCGTGGCCTGATCGATCTGCCATTACGAGTCAATGGATTAGAGGTGCGTGTATCTCCTATCGCTCCGCTGGCTATGGCGCAGAACATGGAAGATGTAACTAACACAATGCAGTTTGTACAGATGGCTGCACAGTTAGGGCCAGAGGGTCAAGCAACGCCTAAGTACGGTGAGATTATTGACTTTATCGCTGATAAGCTGGGCGTACCTAGCAGGCTCAGAACATCACCAGAGGAACGCGCATTTAACTTAGAGCAAGCAGCCCAGCAAGCTCAGCAACTAGCCCAGCAGAATCCAGAGGCGGAGGCTGAAGTAATAGGCAATATGCAATGAGTAAATTAGAGCAAGCGCTTACAGAAGGATGGGAAGGCCTCAATGAGATATCCTTGGATATTAGGGATTCTCAGCAGGCCGTAGAGGATTTGAATAAGCTATGCCTCAGAGTATTAGGTACTGAGGATGGCCAAAAGCTCATGGGATGGCTACGTGCCTCCATACTAGAGCAACCAGTCGCCACGCCTGGTAGCGACTCTAGCTATGCTTACTACCGAGAAGGGCAGAACAGCATTGTTAGAGACCTTGAAGCGAGGCTAATTAAAGCTAGGAAAATGTAACCATGAATGACGAAGCGAACCAACCCGCAGCAGAAAGCGGCCTATTGGATTCAGCAACAGTTGATGACAGTAATGCCGCAGAGCAACAAGAGCCAAGTAGCACCACAATCAGCCATTTGGCGCCACAAGAAGATGATTCTCCCCTAGAAAGACCTGATTGGTGGCCAGAGAACTTTTGGAAAAAAGACACTACTGAGCCAGACTTAGAGGGCATTGCGAAGTCGTGGTCTGACCTGCGTAAGCAGATTAGCCAAGGCAAGCACAAAGCCCCAGTAGATGGAAAGTACGATACCGCATCCTTTGGTGATGTACCAGATAATGACCCTGTAAAGAGCCATGTGCTGAGCTGGGCTAAGGAATACGGCGTATCGCAGGCCGCACTAGATACCCTAGTCGGTGAAGTTGTTAAAATGGGTGGCGAGCAGGTTGAAGTTAGCCAGCGTACCATTGAGCAAGAACGTGCAGCTCTAGGCCCCAATGCCGATGTTGTAATCAAAGGCATGACAGACTGGGCGCGTGGGCTAGTAAACAAAGGCATCTGGGGTAAAGATGACTTTGAGGAATTTAAGTATATGGGTGGCACAGCCAAAGGCCTAAAGGCTTTAGCTAAAGTACGGGAGGCTTACGAGGGTACTCGGATTCCTACCCAATCCATGCCAGTTGAGGGAGCCCCATCTAAAGATGAGCTCTATCAGATGGTAGCGGATCCTAAGTACAAGACAGACCCAGCATACCGAGCCAAGGTAGAGAAGATGTTTAACTCGACTTTCGGTCAATAGATCCTTCACGGGAGTGGCTTGCCCCGGCGCAGTACGGCCGGGGTTTTTTTACGCCTATAAAAATATTTACATAAAGTGTTGTGTTTTAGTAACACTTCTGCTAGAAACTCCATAAGGCATATCATTTAATTGACCCTTAATGCAGATATCTCTGCCGACTGGCTAGCGTAACTAGCAAGCATACGGCCCTGCGAAACAGGCTAACCGAAGCAATAAACCTTAATTTTTTGTTTACCTATCTTAGGAGATTTTCAAATGAGCATTTCATTATCTAATGCCTTTGTAACTCTATTTGATGCTGAGGTAAAACAGGCCTACCAGGGCAAGGCTATGCTGGTTGGTGCTGTACGTCAGCGTCGTGGAGTAGAAGGTTCTACCGTTAAATTCCCAAAAGTTGGCAAGGGCGTAGCTACAGCACGCATTAGCCAGTCCGATGTAACCCCATTAAACGTAGGCTTTTCCAATGTAACTTGCACATTGCAAGACTGGAACGCTGCTGAATATAGCGATATTTTCAGCCAAGCCAAAGTAAACTTTGATGAGCGCTCAGAGCTCGTACAAGTATTGGGCAACGCTATCGGCCGCCGTCAAGACCAGTTGGTTTTAGATGCTTTAGCTGCATCAAGCACCTCTTTGACTGTTGGCAACGATATCGGTGGTACTGACACCAACATGAACGTAGCTAAGCTCCGCGAAGCTAAGAAGCTGTTGGATAAAAACAACGTACCCCCAGAAGGTCGTCATATCATTCTCCACGCATCTGGCTTGGCATCTTTGTTGTCTGAAACAGCCGTAACCAGCTCAGACTTCAATACCGTTAAGGCTTTGGTTGCTGGTGAAATTAACACCTTCTTAGGCTTTACTTTCCACATTTTGGGCGACCGCTCTGAAGGTGGTTTGGCTATTGATAATAGCTTGGATCGCACCTGCTTTGCTTTCCATAAAGACTCTATCGGCTACGCTGAAGGCATTGCTCCACGCACCGAAATCAATTACATCCCAGAGAAAACATCGTTCCTCGTGAACTCTGTATTCTCCGCTGGTGCGATTGCTATTGATGCTGAGGGTATCGTTCAGATCACCGCTCGCGAAACAGCCTAATAGGAGAATAAATCATGGCATATAACTCAACCGGATTAAACCTAGCCTCTGGTTCAAAGGCTGGCAACGCTCCTCAATTTTGGACTTACAAAACCGCTGATCTGATTACAGCAGTTGATGGCTCTGGTTATTTCAACAGCGCTGCATCTCTGTTAAAAGTAGGCGATCTAATGTACGTTCACGCTAACTCGGCTGGCACAACACCTACCTATGGCTTTGTAATTGTTACAAGCAATACAGGTACGGTTGTTGATGTAACGAACGCAACTGCATTAGGTGCTATTGATAGCGACTAATAATTAGGGTTTACCCTAGTTATGGCTGAAATCTATGGCACTAAGCACAAGGGTCGCGCCATTATATGTGGTGCGGCTCCTTGTGTTTTTAAAGATGTAGAAATAGCACGGGCCTTATGGCCCGATGCTGTTTTGTTGGGAGTAAACAATGCTGCGGCAATGTTTCCTGAGATTGAGCACATTTGGACTCAGCATGGAGATCACGCTCAAATGTTTAAGGAAAACGCAGGTCGTAAGATTTACGTACACGCTAGGCCTAGGAAGTTCAGTAATGGCGGTGGTATTTGGCTTTTGCCAGTATCAAAAGATAAGTGGTCGTTTGTAGATTATAGGTGGCCTAGCATTAGCTGGGTGGCTGGTTCAAGTGGCGTAGCTGGCGCATTATGGGCAAAGCACGGCATGGGATTTGATGAAGTAATAATGGCTGGTGCGCCATTAGAAATAAGCAGTTTGGTGTATTCGGATAAGTACCCTAGCAAACCAACTAAAGATAACGGTTGTTTTGCTGAGATGAGTCAGGTAGAGCATTGGGCGCAGATCCTAAGAGACCATAAAACAAAAGGATTAACAGAGGGTATTTACTCTGTAAGCGGTGAAACAAATAAGATATTAGGGATGCCATGCTAAGCGTGGTATGTGTACTAAAGGCAGGAAGGTTTGACCAAGGCGTATACAAAGATGGGTACACCCCAGACGATGTACTTAGGCTGCGTAATATGGTTACTGCTAATTTACATATTCCCCATCGTTTTATTTGTTTTTCTGATGTTGGTGTACCGTGCGAGCGTATTCCTTTAAAGAATAACTGGCCGGGGTGGTGGTCAAAGATTGAGATATTCTCAGAAGTGTTTGACGACACCGTTTTGTACATTGATTTAGATACGGTAATTGCTGGAGATATTACACATTTTGCGGAGTATAACCATCGCTTTACGATGCTTAAAGACTTCTCAAAGTGGGATATACCGAATAGTGGTTTGATGGCTTGGAATGGGGATTATTCCTTCTTATATAAAACCTTTACGAAAGGTAAAGACAAGTATATGATTGAATACAATAAAATGCCCAGATTAGGAGACCAGTCTTTTATATCTGAACATCAAGCACCGTATGATTTTTGGCAAGAGGTTTTTCCAGAGCAAGTGTTTTCGTATAAGAAACACATACTAGAAAAGCCAAAGCCAGCAGACGCAAGGGTTGTATGTTTCCACGGTGAGCCAAAGGGAGCTGGCTCTAGTGGTTGGGTAAAAGATATTTGGAGCAAGTCAAATGGCAGCTGGTGATACCGCACTATCAATATGTTCTGACGCATTATTGATGCTGGGCGCAAAGCCCATATCTTCTTTTGACGAAGGATCCGATGAGGCATCTGTAGCCAATCGACTGTATCCAGATATTAAGGATCAGGCGCTACTTATGTACCCTTGGTCTTTTAGCTTTAAAAAGACATCTATAGCGCGTTTACTAACGACACCTATTAACGAGTACCGTTATGAGTATCAGCTGCCAGGAGACCGTTTAACGAGTCCTAGAGCTATCTACGATACCAACGCTACCAACATCCCGCCGCGCAAAGAATATCGCATCATTGGCGACAAGCTGCTTGCCGACTATGAGCAGGTCTATATTGACTATCAATACTCTGTGCCTGAGTTTGAGATGCCTACCTACTTTGTTCAGCTGCTCAAGTACATGATGACTTGGCACCTCGCTTTGCCTATTACCGACCAAACAGACAAAAGCCAGTACTGGCAGTCTGTAGCTACAGGCGGCCCGTCTGAGAATGGCCGTGGTGGCTATCTGCGTCAGGCTATGAATATTGATGGCCAAGGCAATCCAACTAATGCTATTAATGACTTTTCACTTATTGCCGTGAGGTATTAATGAGTCGCTTTGTAAGCATACAGACTAACTTCTCGACAGGCGAGCTCGACCCGTTACTCCGCGCCCGTGTGGATTTAACTGCATACGCAAATGCACTAGAGAAGGCAACCAACGTAGTCTGCCAGCCACAAGGCGGTATTCGCCGTAGGCCTGGCACTCGTTACATTACATCACTAGCAAACACAGGTGCAGACTCAGCGGCCAACGGT